CAACTGACTCTTAATCAGTAGGTTGTCGGTTCGATCCCGACAGGGCTCACCAAATTTCAAGGGGTTACGCAATGCGTAGCCCCTTTCTTATTTCAACTTTGACTACAATTTTGACTACATTTTTCATTGTTGTCAACCTACCCGAAAACCTTCTTTATCTGTGCGGAATTGTTTTTGAAAGTGGTATGAAGATAAATCTGAGTCGTGTTGATTGATTCGTGCCCAAGCATCCCCTGAATTGATCGGAGATCTGTCCCGGCCTCCAGGTTATGACTGGCGAAGGAATGTCTCAGCTTATGAGGAGTGATTTTTCTGGTTATGCCTGCCCGCCTTTTTGCGGCATTGAAAGCGGTCTTAAAGGAAGATATATTTCCCCAAACATAAACCCCCTGCCCTGCCCCGGACTGGTGCAGTTTTAACTCAGCAGCAAGGCGCTCGGACATAGGGACAATCCTTTCTTTGTTCCCCTTCCCCACCACATGCAGATAATTGTAGTCAAAATTGACGTCATCCCACTTCAATGATCTTGCCTCTTGGGATCTCAAACCGGCATGATATAGGGACAGGAATAATGCTTTATGGAACTGGTCCATTGTGGCCTGAATGATAGCCTCGATTTCCGCCGGCGTCGGCGCAAGTGGCAATGGTCTCTTGTACGGAAGATTCTCATATCTCGGCATGGCGTCATTACACAGGCCCTTGTTGGCCGCCCATTTTATCATGGCCCGCAGGCAAAGCAGTTCCAAGTTAACCGCCCTCTTCCCCTTTAGCTCCTTTGCCGCCTCCCCTTTAGCCAGATTTCCATCATCGTCAAATGCCGCTGGATTCAAGGTCATCATGCGTTTCTTTTTATACCTGTCGATCATTTCCTGCGTCAGGTAATCCGGGAGGTAAGTCCCGAACTCCGGAAGGAGTTGTGAAAAAAGCATTTTCTTTTTGTCGATGACCGTTTTTGGGGATTGATGGAGGGTGATGTGATCTATGTATTGTTCCGCTATGGATGAGATATTGAGGATGCTTCTTTGCTTCTTCCCTATATCGCGCTTAATTTTCGCTTCATAGGCATAGGCATCCAGAATGGAATTGAACTCTCGGCGCTTTCGGAATCTGGTGCCACGTCCTGATGTGACATCGATATCATAAAGATTATCGTAACCCTTGACTTTACGCACGCTCATGACCCTTTCTAGCCTGTTTCTTACGGAATTTCAAGATATCTGCTTCCACCATGCAGTCAATTTCTTTTGGTGCATAGCGAGACTTCCCACGCAAACCCATGGCGTCAAGAAGCAGATCAATTTTATGCTCTAGTCGTTCGAAATCGGACTTAGTCATATTATAGAAGATTAAAAATGCATTCCTCCAAATCCGACCTTATCTTCCGGAAATCTCCGGACAAAGCACTCCACTCCTCTTCCGTGAAGCATGTGATTCTATTGCCTGTGACATTCTGTAGATAAAAGGCTTCCCACATTGCCAGGTCCAAATAGTCAATCCAATTAAAATGAAAAGATTGCATCATGGTTGTAATCGCGTCAAAATCCTGAAAATCATTGCGCTGAGAAGACAGATTCCACCTGCAATGGCCACCGGTGCCATTGCCTTGGAAAGCCGAACAAAAAAGGCAATGGTGGTGTCGGTGATTCTCTCGGCTGTTTTCAGGTCAATGAGATATTTCATTTTCCCCATCCATGCCACTAGTCATCCACTTAGGGCGAGGGGTGAAGTCGCCTGCTTCCTTGGAGTGGATGACTGACTAATAAAAGGTCTTTACTGCTTTCCGATCTACCTGTAATCGGCCATCTTGCACGGCCCAGGTTCCATGTCCGCCGATGTCCATATTGTTTCCTCTCTGGCGGTCAGCGCTTGGGAAACGGACTGTCGAACGGCTCAGATGTCGGTTGTCAAATTGCCTGACGGCTTTTGGGGTCACGGCCTATCGGCTACCCTTAGTGGCCAGGCTGTGTTGCTGCTGTTTATGGACATAATATACACCATGTTAACTTATCGTCAAGAATAAATTATACATAGTGTTAATTACTATATACCAATCTTCATGAGGGAGTATGGGGAAAGGTAAGAAAATAAATTGAGGAAATAAAATTGGGCGGATGCATAAATACACGTCCAATTTTTAAGATAAGAGGACTAAGATTTTCCAGACAGCATAAAGAATTGCAGCGAGTACATAGAAAAACTCTGTTATGCTTTAATGCCTTTTTTCAAATTCCGATATATTCAGGCCCGATTGCCTTAATATTGAACTGAAAGTTCCCACGGGAATGATCTTTCTGGGATGTGGAATAATAACGACGCGATCCCCTTTGCGGAACTTTCTGTGGCTTCCCGTTTGTCCGCGTTCCTCAAATCCGTGAGAAACAAGAACCGATATGATTTCCGTTGATGAATACCGTTTAGGCATTGATTGTAGACTCTCCGATCATGGCATCTTCTACAGGGTGATACAGCCGTCCCGTATCCTCGTCTTCCAGGTATAGAGCCACTGCATCTTTGAGATTTGCAATGGCTTCTTCGATGGTGCTGCCGAAGCTGCTGACGTCTACATTAAGACATTGCGCAACGAAAAATTCTTCTTCCCGATAGATTACATATTTTAAGGATTTCATAATTTTCTCCTTTCACCGGTTTCATGCTTTATTCCGTACTCTCTGCCGATTTTCCAGGAATGTCAAAGCAATTAGTTTTTCCGACGATCCTTTAATTTCCTCCGGTCATTCTCGGTAGACAAAGTTGTCAAAATCTCCATACCCCCATTTCCGGACCACCCAGGTCGTCGACGGTCGATTCCGGATCGTCGGTCGGGGAATTCGAAATCTTTTTTTTTTCGGCGTCATCTCGCTGTTTTGCAGCCATTTCCTCAAGCAATGCTTTCATTGCTCTGCGTTCTTCTCTCTCGGCTTTTCGCTCCTTTAAACGCTTGGCGTATGAGATCATGTCGCTTTTTAGATCTTCGTCATCGCATTCTAAAATTTCCAATACATCAGGATGGATATTGGAAGAAGTATTATGTCCTTCCGTAGAATTAATATTCTCTTTTTCTTTTCCGGTTAGAAGCCAATCAAAAGACCATCCTTGTTTTTCGCATAGTTCGAATAGCATGCTCCAAGCAATTGTATTGCGATCTCGCCAATTCTTCAAGTTGGCTTGGTGAAAATTAAACAGCCGTGCCATTTCGGCATCGCTTTCTATTTTTAGACTTACTGCAATTCGGTCCAAAATTTCCTTAGCATTTAACATAATGTTAATTATCCTTGACTTAAATTTTCACATCATGTTTAATAACTGACATGGAAACAATACCTGATAAATTAGTAAAAATGAGAGAGGGTGCAGGTCTCTCTCAAAAAGAAATAGCCAGAGTAGTCGGGCTTACTATTGGAGCAATCTGTAATTACGAAAAAGGTCGACGCCAGATTCGTGCTCGAGATTTTGAGATAATACAAAAGCATTGTCTTCAAAAAATCAAAGATCTATCCACGTAAAAGTAAGCATCTACACACAAGGATAGAGATATGGATTTAAAAGCTGATTTCAAAAAAAAACGTAAAGATCTCAAACTAAGTCAAGCTGCGCTTGGAAAGCGTATGGGGAGAGATCGTAACCACGTAAGCAATATCGAGAGGGGTCTTACTCGTCTATCTGCAGAAGATTATCTGTTTCTCGATCAGCTGTACAAAGAACGCTTTCCCTCAGCATTTCCGGTGGAGCTGTAACATTCCGGGAACTGCCGTTCCCGGAATAAGGTGTATTAATAATGACCAAATGTGAAAAATTTCTTCTGGTTACTCTTGGTAGCAAGGAAGCTGCCGATCAGCTTCAGAGATTTTTTCTTTGCTTACATAAAAAGCAATAGGGGGTCTGCCCAAGCAGTAATGCCGGCCTCATATCTCTAGACCCTCTATTACGCTTTTTTCTGAATAGTTTCAATTTATATTGAGAAACCATGGATTTAACTTTCCTGATTTCGACAACAAAATACAAAAAACGCTATTTCTTCTCAACGATCATTACCGGGTGCCAAAAGCACCCGCAAATTGTGAGGATCAATGAACCTCAACAATGAGCCTCAAGATTGATCCTCAAAGGCATGTAAGTATGTCGCATTATTATGAAACCTATGGAGAAATGTTCGGCGACTTCATCAAGCGGATGGCGAAATTCTCATCCGTTGAACAGGTTCTGAGGATCATCAACGTTCCTTATGGCCATTACCGCAAGGTCATAAACCCGAACAGCGAAACAAATGGAGGAAACCCCTACCACATGCCCGTTGAATGGCTTGTCCTGGCGACAAACCTTTCTGCAAGGCAGGAAGCCGACGGCATCCCCGGAGATTATTGCATGATCAAGAGGATCGCCAAGGATACGAACGGGGTTTACCTTTCGCCGATCGACATCAGGGAATTAAAAGAGGTCCTTTCCGGGGCGGCGCCAGACATCCTGGCCATGCTTCAGAAAATAACCGGAGAGGATAAGAAATAATCCCGGATATTCCTTTAGAAAATATCATCTTCTCTTTTCAGGCCAGCCGGAGCCGCCTTGTGAAATCCGGCAAAAAAAACTCCGAAGAAATCCATCCTGAAAACACCACCAAAAAGAAAGGGTGCATCATGAAAGCACAGATCACGGAACCCATCTCTGAACGAATCAAAATTCCCCTACGGAAATCAGCAGGAACCATGAAAGAACTTATTGACGACTCCGCCGTCAAGCTGCGGAAAGAGCTTCGAAGGTTCCCAGATAAAATCATGGGCCAGCACCGCCATGTCACCTACTGCGGAACGATCGACTATGCTGCATTCTACCAGGTCTATTACTCACCTGGATACAACGCTTGATCTTAAACCGGAACATCATGACCAGAGCAAAAGACAATAAACTGGCAGAAAAGGCCGACCTCACCTCTGAGACCATCCTCTGTGAACGGGTCGGCAATCCCATCATGCCGGTCAGTGCCTGCAGGACCCGTTATAAGCAGGCCTTGGAAAACAGGGAGATGGGCTTGAGACATCTTCAGGAATGCATCGGCTGCCCGCAGGGACAGGAAGTTTCAATACAAGCAACGACGGAGGAAGAAATGGGAAAAAAAGGAAAATGCGAATGTTGCGGTAGAGACGACATGAGCCTCCCGCAAAAGGTCTTCGACAAGGACGTCTGCGGCTTCTGCCGGGCTGCTTTGTTGTCTGCCAAGGACTCTGATCTCGGATTCGACGATGTCCAAGAGATCATCATGGAAAGGGCTGTGAATCTGAAGCCAGGAATAAATCCTCCCGCCGACTGGCCTTGGCTTGGGGTTACGACTGGGATTGACGTCACGAAATCTAACATACAACCTTCTCTTCCAGAACAATCCGGAGAAGTGCCGGAGATGCCGGCAGCAGAAGCTCCCGTCGTCTTACCCGGGCAGAATGAAAATACGAAAGAAGACCAGGATACAGCGACCCTGGAAACTCTCAACCGAATCAATGTCATGCTGAACCGCAAGGAGGAAACGGTAAATCTCGCCTGTGTCATGATGCGCGAAAACCTGAAGACGGTCAGTGACGTTCGGTTAAAGGAACGGAATGTCATCTACATCGATCTTCGCGATGAACCGGAGTTATCCGCCTGGCTGCATTCACAGGGGAGAAAGAACAGGCGTTCTAATCCTACCGATCAGGTCCTCGCCATCCTCGATGCGAACATGGCCACAGACCTCCTCTCGAGAGAAATCATCTGATGGAGAAGCCCCCTGGTAAATATGAAGAGATCGGCGCAGCGGTCGGCAAGCTGGTTGACAAGAAGCAGAAGGCCTATGGCCGATCCTTCGACCTCTCCGGCGATGTTATCAAAATACTCTACCCCAACGGGATCCACCCGGACCAGTACGAGGACTTCCTGGCCACGATCCGGGTGATCGATAAACTCTTCCGGATCGCCAACCAGAAAGAGGCATTTGACGAGAACCCCTGGCAGGACATCGCCGGCTACGGTCTGTTGAAATGCAACGGGTCCTGACGGGGTACTCTCGGGGAATGGGAAAGCACCTTTGCCATTGGAATGCCTACGAGGGAAAGGACCTTCCTCCCTGCCCCCCATTCCCCCTATCTCGAAATTCTTTACAAGTGTCTACAGCTCTAGGAAAGGGGCGGGTCCTTCGCGGACCCTCAAAGATGATACGGGACGCGGACCCTCAAAATTCGTGTCCGGGTGTGTAGTAAAATTCATGGGACTTTGGGACTATGGGCGAATTGAATGGTGAACGGGACGGTCAAAAGGTGACCTGTCCGTCCTGCGGCGGAGAACGCTTGGAGAAATACGGGAAGACAAAGGCGGGGCTGCAGAAGTACCGCTGCCTTGATGACAAGTGCCGCCGACAGTTCGTTGCCGGATCGGTCCATAGAGTCAAGGAGGAGACCAAGAAGACCGTGATCGGACTGCTGAAGCAGGGTGTTGCTCCGACTGTCATCTTTAAATCCGTCTCCGGAATCTCCCTCCGGCATATCCGGGAATTGCGAAGAAAGCTGACGACCTTATGACGAGCCCGGAAGATCAGAATCCCGACAAGTCCACTGAAAACACCCCCCTGGAGGATATCCGCCGGCAAGTGGAAGAACGGGTCGCCCAGGAGGCGGCTGTTCCCGGCGCATCGGGAGAAGACAAGCCGGAAATCACCAGCGAGTTTATCCAGGATTGCCTGAGGGCCAATGAACTCGGCGACGGAACCCTCTATGCCGCCGAGTTTCGAAACCGTTTTCTTTTCTGCAAAAACACCCAGGAGTGGTTTGAATGGTCAGGCCACTATTGGCAGAGGGACGCCATGAATCACAGTCTGGCAGCTGTGGAGAAGATCGTCGATCACTACCTGATCGAATGCAGGGGGGTCTCAAACCGGATTATCGAAATGACGACCTCCGAAGATCCGGATCCAGATGAATTGAAGAAGCTTAAATCAACTCAGTCAAATCTGTTGAAGCGTGTTTCACAGCTGCGCGCCGACAAACGCCGCACGGCCTGCCTGAAATTCGCCCACACCATTGAAAATCCAATCGCCATCACAGGAGAAGAATTCGATATGAACCCAATGCTCTTTCCCAGCCGGAATGGAGTCATCGATCTGGAAACGGGACTCCTCCATCCCGGCTGGCCAGGGGATTACCTTTCCCTGGCATCACCCGTGGAATTCACCGGGATCGACACCCCGGCGCCCATCTGGGAGCGCTCCCTCATGGAGATCTTCAACGGCAACGAGGACCTCGTTGCATACCTGAACCGCCTCTTCGGCTACTGTATGACCGGGCTCGTCCAGGAGAAGGTGTTTCCCGTTCTCTACGGGCGCACCGGCTGGAACGGTCGCTCCCTGATCGTCGAGACGATCAGCTACTGCATGGGAGCCCTGGCGGGATCTATCCCATCAGAGATGCTCCTCTCGCAGAAGTACGGCAAGTCTTCATCGGGACCGAGTCCCGACATCATGTCCCTGAAGGGGATCCGCCTGGCCTTCGCCTCGGAGATCGACGAGGGCCAGCGATTCAGCACCTCCAAGGTCAAATGGCTGACCGGCAAGGACGAACTGACCGGCCGGAATCCTCACGACAAATATCCCACCCGTTTCAGACCGACGCACAAGCTCATGGTCATGACCAACACCCAGCCCCAGGCTCCTCCCAATGACAAGGCCTTCTGGGAGCGCCTGCACCTGATCCCCTTCACCATCAGTTTCGTCAACCGCGATCCTCAGGAATCGCATGAGCGCCGGGCGATTCTCGACCTCGACCGCCAGGTCCTGCAGGAAGCTTCCGGTATTCTGGCCTGGCTGGTTCGGGGCTGCCTGCTCTGGCAGAAGGAAGGCCTGAAACCGCCACGGGAGGTTACGGACGCCACAGAGCAGTACCGCAGGGATGAGGATCTGCTCGCCGATTTCATCGACGAATGCTGCATCATCGAACCGGGCGCAAAAGAGAAGGCCTCTATCCTCTATACGCGGTTTGTTGACTGGTACCACGAGAACGTCGGCAAAAAGGAAAAGACCGGCACCTGGTTCGGAAAGCACCTTGCCCAGAAATATGAAAAGAACAAATCCGAGGGCTGCGTGATGTACCACGGCATTATGATCAAAGAACGGGGAGAGTAGGAAGGTCATAAGGGGAATCATCGCAACATGGATATTCGGAACAGAATCAGAACAAAATCCGGCAAACCGGGAAACTATCCAGGAAAACCGGGGAGGGTTTGAAAAATGACCTTATTTTTTCAGCGCACTTCAACTAACCGTTATCATTTTGAATCTGACGTAGACGGTTTGGATTGCCTGAATTTTTTCGGGGAGGGTGGCGGGTCTGGCCACTGTTTTTACGTACGACGTTTTTTATATTTTTTTAGATCCATATAAATAAGGCGTAACTATCCAAGTATCCCCGTAAGGGGGGGGCTTTATATATAATAATTATAAATAATGAATAAAAATAAATAGATATAAAAAAAGAAGAAAAAAAAAGGAAAAGCGGTGAATTCGACTATTAATGTACGATTACGCGCATATAAGCCAACAGGGATAGTTTGAAATGAACGTCCTGGCTTTGGCTCAGAAAAAAGTGAAGCTCCGGAAGGCCGCCTCGACCCATGGCGGGGAATGGCACGGGCCGTGCCCCGGCTGCGGCGGCAAAGACCGGTTTCATGTCTGGCCGGATCAGAACGAGGGGAAAGGCGGATACTGGTGCCGCTCCTGCGGGAAGACCGGCGACAACATCCAATTCCTGCGCGACTTCTCCGGGTTGTCCTTTGCCGAGGCCTGCGCGGAGTTGGGGATCTCCCTGCCGGATCGGCAATCCGCGCCTGCAGGGCCGTCGCGAGCTCCCCAGCCTCCCGCCCTGCCGGAGCCCCCTCCTTTTTTTCCCGCTGTTCACGCCCTGCCGGCGGACCTCTGGCAGGAGAAAGCGGAAAAGTTCCTTGAATGGTCCCAGGAGAAGCTCCTCTGGAACACCGATGCCCTCGCCTGGCTTGAGGAACGGGGCATTGGCCTGCAAACCGCCAAGGATTACCGCCTCGGATGGAATTCGGGGGAGAACGGGAAAGACCTCTATCGAGCCCGCAAGTCCTGGGGCCTCGATGAAAGATTCCGTGACGACGGCAAACCGAAAGCTCTCTGGATTCCCAAGGGACTGGTTATCCCGTACATTGTCGACGGAGTCCTGTACCGGATAAGGATCCGCCGGCCCGAAGGCACCCCTCGTTACTATGTCCTGCCGGGATCGTCCATGGCGGTCATGCTGATCGGCGCGGAGTGCCGAGCCTTCGTGGTGGTCGAGTCGGAGCTCGACGCCATCGCCTGCGCCGCGGCCTGTCCTCTTTGCGGAGCGATCGCTCTGGGATCCGTCTCGGCGAAACCGGACGCGGAAGCGGAGGCCTCCCTGAGAAAGGCCCTCTCGATCCTTCTGGCCCTGGACTACGACGATGCCGGAAAGAAAGCCGTCGCCTGGTGGACGGAGCATTTCCGGAACTGCAGCCGCTGGCCCGTGCCGAAGGGAAAGGACCCGGGCGACGCCCGCCGCATGGGGATAGACCTTGGGCAATGGATTAAAGCAGGGTTGCCGCCGGCCTTGACGATTGGATCCTTAAAGAGTTCAACCGTGGAATCTCAAATTCCGGAAACAAAAAAAGAAGAACGCCCCTTGGAGCCTGAAGCCCTTGCGCTCAGTTCCGAGCTTCCCGCATCGATCACAGAGCTCTTCGATCTCCTACGGAAAAACAGGGGAGTGCAGATCATCAACTCCACGAACCGTTACACGGTCCTGCGCAACGGAAAATACGTCGGCGGCCGGATCAACGAGTTGGTCTTCCGCGTCCCGGAAGTGACGGACTACCTTCTCAGTCATCCTGAGGAAAGGATCGACGCCTCGAATCTGATCCGGCATTGAAATCGGCGGCCAATAGGCAAAAATTCACATAACTATTTATTATTATTGAGTAATACACCTTGACTCCTTCGCAAAAATCAAGTATATTCTATCTAAGTAATTGATAATATTATTGATTTAAAGACATTCAAAAACGGAGGAGTAGAGAAAATGAAAAAGCAGAAAGAAAGTGGATCGAAAGAAATGAACGCCCGCACCTACCAGGAAATTCCCCTTGCCCTGATTATGGCGAACCCCTTGAACCCCCGGAAGATCTTCGCCGGGAGAAAATTCGACGAGCTGGTGGCATCCGTCAAGACCAAGGGCGTCCTGGAGCCCATCCTGGTCCGGCCCATCGAAGGCAATGACGAACCCCTCTACGAGATCATCGCCGGAGAACGGAGATTCCGGGCTTCAAAGGAAGTCGCGGAGACAAACGGCGGAATCGAAAACACCAGGATCCCCGCCATCGTCCAGGTCATGTCCGATGAGGACGCCTTCGACGCCATGACGATTGAAAATCTCCAAAGAGCCGATCTGACCGAGCTTGAAGAGGCGAGAAGCTTCCAGATGTACCTGGAGCGCAGGGGTCCCGAGGCGGTCAAGGACCTGGCGGAGCGGATCAGCATCGATTCCCGCTACATCCGGCGCCGCGTCGTCATCCTCTCCCTTTCCGACGAGATCATCGAGTCCTGGGATGAAGGGGAGCTCACCTTCGGGCACCTGGAGCAGCTCGTGAGGATCGACGACGAAGAGCGGCGGAACAATTACTTCAAGATGATCATGCGGTACCATTACACCGTCGCCAATCTCAAATCTCAGATCGATTCCGAATCGCCACTCCTGAAACACGCCGCCCTCTTCGACAGGGAGGAAAAGAGGTGCAGGACCTGCCACCAGAACACCAAGGTCCAGCGCGACCTCTTCGGGGAGGGCATGGCCGCGGACAAGAAGTCCCGCTGCATGAATCCACAGTGCTACAAGAAGCGCCTCATCGACTGGCTGGAAAATCACTGGGCGGAATTCCGCGACAAGTTCGAATTGAACACCAACGGCTATCGCTTCCAGGGAACGGTCGATTACGACGACTACAAAACCATCTGGAGTTCGGTGAACAAGAAGTGCCTGGAGTGCCAATCCTACGTCAGCCTCCTGGACGGACTCGGAGAGGTCTATTACAAGGGCGTCTGCATCGACAAGTCCTGCTACCGGGCCACCTATGAGAGGAAGGCTGACGAACAGGGAAATGGAAAGGCTGCCAGGGTGTCCTGGCACGGCGAATTCTTCCGGGAGGAGTTCTACAAGGAGCGGATTCCGGAGGTCCTGTCCACGCCGGAGGTAAGCGCCTTCGCCCGCAAGCAGCTTCTCCTCCTCACCCTTTTGATCTCCAACGATGAGGCCAAAAAGTATTTTGCCGAACGGCACATGGGAGTGACCACGCAGCCCTACGGGATCTTTGTCGAGCAGGACAGGCTGGCAGAGAAGATCCTCACCCTGGAGGAGACCCCGGAAAACGAGGCCTGGCTCACCGAATGTTTTGAAGAGGCCACCCGGGAGATCATCCTCCAGGCCGCGACGACCCCGAAGGTCCGCCATGCGGTGGCGTCCCGGATCGGCATTCGCCTTTCCGACGAGTGGCGTCTCTCCGAGGCGTACCTCAAAAAGAAGACCATCAAGGAGATGATGGAAATCGGCGAGTCCACGGGAATCCTCAGGGACGAAAAGGCCCGGTCCTACCTGACCGGTGTCCTGGGCAAGCAGGAGGGACGCTTCGAGGCCTGCAAGAAGAAGGAACTGATCGGCCTCTTCCTGGAATCCGGAGTCGATCTTTCCGGCAGGGTTCCGGAAGAGATCCTGAAGATCTGACATGGACAAGGAAGCCTTCGAGTTACTGATTTCCAACAAACCCGCCTCCGTGAGGATGAAAGGCGTCACGCTGTACAACGCCTATACGAAGACCCTTTCATCCTACCAGGCGGATTCGACATCCGCCCGGCTGAAGGACTGGCAATCTGCGGAGTCCGCCCTAAAGGACTTCACCAATTCCCTCACGGAGGAGTCGGAGTCCTTCTCCACGCCGGCGGAAGTCCTCGCATACTTGAGAGACGCCGGCTGGAAGGTGACGAAGACCTCCCTTTACCGCCATCTGGACCAAGGGAAGTTCGCCGTCCGCGACGGCCTCTTCCGCCGGGGGGACATCGATCGTTACGCCCGGACGTGGCTGAAGCAGAAGGCCACGGGGAAACGGGTCAACGAGGCCACGGAGGAACTCCAGCGCAAGAAGCTGGAGAAGGAGCTTGAGCGCCTCGACATCGACATCAAGCAGCGCAGACAGGATTACGATCGTGACGCCGGGAGGCTCATCCCCCGCGAACAGATGGAGATCGAGCTGGCGGGTCGGGCGGCGATCCTCGACGCGGGGCTGAAGCACTGGATCAACACCAACGCCATGGAGTGGATCCGTTTGGCCGACGGGGACGTCAAAAAGGTCGGGGAACTGATCTTCGCCCTGTCCCGGTCGATCGACGAGCATCTCAACGCCTACGCCCAGCCCCAGGACTTCAAGATCGTCATCGACGACGAAGAGGAACCGGAAACGCCCTTGAAGGAGGAAAATATCTCTTGCTGAAGACCGTCCATATTCCCCGCACCTTTCCCTGGCTGCCGCCGTCGCTTCGGACCCCCGGCGGACCGATTTCTTTCAAGATCAGCTATTCCGTCCCGGAGCGGAAAGTCTTCCGCAAGCACAAGCCCATCCCCGTGTCCCGCTGGTGCGAGCGGTATCGGTATCTCACCATGTCCAAGCTGCCGGGCCGGTGGAAGAACTCGGTGACGCCCTACCTGGCCGGGATCATGGACGCATCCTTTTTCCCCTCCGTCTCGACGGTCATCCTCTGCAAGGCCCCCCAGGTCGGGGGGACCGAAGCCGTCCTGAACTGCCTCGCCTACGCCATCGACCGCGATCCGGGACCGGCGCTGTGCACCTACCCCGACGAGCTCACGGCGAGAGAGAACAACCAGGACCGGATACTCCCCATGATCATGGCCTCGCCGAGACTTCGCTCCTATATGACCAAGGCCCAGGACGACGCCACCGTTCTTCGGATCTCCCTGCAGCACATGCCGATCTACATGGCTTGGGCGAGATCGGCGGCAAGGCTCGGGAACAAGCCGATCCGCTACGTCATTTTCGACGAAGTGGACAAGTATCCCGACACCGCCGGTAAGCGGGAGGCGGACCCCATCTCCCTCGGGAAGGCGAGAACGACGACCTTCCGGCACAACCGCAAGATCTGGAAGATCTCCACGCCGACGACGGAAAACGGCAATATCTGGAAATCCCTCACAACGGAGGCCCAGGTTGTCTTCGACTTCTGGACGACCTGCCCCTACTGCGGCCACCACCACCGGATGGCCTTTTCTTCCATCAAGTGGGCGCACGAGGAAAAGCCCGACGCCGACGGGCGCTGCCACAGCCGGGACCCGGAGACCATCGAGAACGGGCAGCTCGCCTGGTACGAATGCCCCCTGTGCAAGGCTGAGTGGAACGACTACGACCGGGACCTGGCCGTCCGCAACGGCAAATGGCGGGAGCGAAAGGAAGAAAAAGACGACACGGAGCCCCTGACCTTGAACGCCTACCTGCAGAGGCATCGTCCAGGCAAGATCGGCTTTCACCTGCCGAGCTGGATCTCCCCCTTCGTCTCCTTCGGGGAGATCGCCGCCGCCTTTCTGCGGGGACTTTCGGACATCAACAAGTTCAAGGACTTTCACAACAACTACCTGGCGGAGCCCTGGAAGATGATCCTCGTGAGCAAGAACGAGGACGAGGTCCTGGCCGCCCGAACCACCATCGCCCCGCAGCTCGTCCCGGAGACGGCGCTGGCGCTGACCTGCGGCATTGACGTGCAGAAGGACGGATTCTGGTTCGTCGTCAGGGCCTGGGACGCCACCCTGACCAGCTGGCTGATCCATTACGGGTTTCTCGCCACCTGGGAGGAGTTGGAGCGTCTCCTCTACGAAACGGCCTACCCCGTGGAAGGAAGGGACCAGGCGCTTCGGATCTTCCGGGCCTGCATTGACACGGGCGGCGGGGAGAAATACGAGAACATGACGATGACGGAGGAGACCTACTTCTGGCTCGCGAAAAATCTCCAGCGCGGGGGTTGCTCCCTCTGGGGGACCAAGGGTTCGAGCTCCTCGCTGCCGGGGATGCTCTCCATCGGTCCGGGGATACTGGCCACGCCTTCGGGGAAGAAGCTGACGGAGCTGTTAAGAATCCTTTCCGTCGACACCCAGCGGGCGAAGGACCAGTTCCACTACCGCCTGAAGCTGGCCGCCAATCCGGAGAGCCGCTCCCTTCCCGGCGCCGCCTTTCTCCACTGCGCCACGGGTCCCGACTATGCGGCACAGATCCTGGCGGAGCGCAAGGAACTCGACGAAAAAGGCCGGGAACGGTGGGTGAACGTCCACAACCGCCCGAACCATCTCCTGGATGCGGAAATCATCGCCGCCCTGTGCGTCGAGATGGAGTTCCCGGGCGGAGGCCTGCGCCTCCTCGCGGAGCAGCTCAGGCAAGCCGAAGCGGCCCGGAGGGAGCAGCCTACAACTCACCGGCCCGCCTATAAAGAGAAACCAAGGAGGTTATGGTAGCCATGTCAACTTCGGATACGAACGCGCTCTCGGGAATGAAGGACATCCGGGATTACTGCCGGTCGATTCAGCTCGCCTCGTCGGAGGCCTCGGTCCTCATGATGATTCAGAGCTACGGCTTTCCCGCCCGGAAGATCGGCGGGATCTGGGAGAGCAACAAGGAATCGATCAACAACTGGCGCAAGCAGTTCGTCGAGGGAAAGATCGGGCCTAAACAGCAGGATAAGAAGCCGGAGGCATAGGCCGTGTTCGTCGGAGCCATCAACTCGAAAATCAAGAACCTGATCTTTTCGGAAAAGTCCCTTTTCCGCAATCGGAAGGTCTGCGTCGGCTGCTCGGGGAACTTCACCGTGGAGCAGATCCTCTCCGGCCTGGACTGCGAGATCTGGTCGAACGATGTTTCCCTCTATTCTTCGCTGATCGGCCATCATCTGGCCGGCAACGAGATGAGAATAGAAATCCGGGACCCGGGCTATTCCTGGCTGGAACCCTACCTGGAAGCGGGAGGGATCTCCCGGATCGCCGCCGTGTCCCTCCTCTTCGAGATGCTCAAGAACGAGAAGGGGTCCAACCTGAACCAGATCCGGCTGTATGACCACATCAGGAGCCACTTCGACGCCTATCACGAACAGTCCTGCGTCCGGATCGCCAGGGCCATGGAAAACATCCGGATCAGCCGCTACACCACGACGGATGTCCATGACCTCTACGAGAATCTGCCAGACGAGTGGATCCGGATCGCCTTTCTGCCCACCTATGTGGCCGGCTACGAAAAGCTGTACGCCCGCCTGGAGTCCGTTCTTTCCTGGGACCGCCCTTTCTACGCGATCCTGACGGAGGAGCGCTACGAGGAGACCGTCGCCTTCATGCGCTCCGGATCCTACCTGTACCTTTCCGATCAGGACCGGCGGGAGGAAGGCCTCTTTGCTGTCGTCAAGACGGGACGCCTGAGAAACGTCTATCTCTACAGCAACCTGCCCTTCAAAAAGGCCTATGTCGTTCCCTGCACGAAGAGCAAACCCGGCGCCTTCCCCTATCTTCCTGGAGATCATCAAATTGCCCCATCGAGCCGCATTACCTTTCTTCCGACGGACAACCTGCACATGAACTATTACAAAGATCTCTTTCTGAAGAAGGGGATCGACCACACCCAGGGCGTCTTTCCCCTGCTGGTCTTCCTCGACGGCTATCTCTTCGGTTTTCTGATGTTCGATGTCATCCGCTACGGCATGGACCAGGAGAAGGCGACCCGCGGGATCTATCTCCTTTCCGACTTCGTCATCGCCTCCCCGATCCAGAAACTCTCGAAGCTCCTCTTATGGATCACCCGCTCCCGGGAGCTCCAGGAACTGCTCCGGGAGAAGTTCCTCCAGCCCGTGGATTTCATCTTGACCACCGCCTTCACGAAAAAACCCGTCTCCATGAAGTACCGGGGCGTCTACTCCCTGGCCAAGAGAGGAGAGGGATTTCTGCAATACACCGCGCCATGCGGAACGATAAACACACAGGAGGCCTTGCAGACATGGATCAGGAAATACCGGCAACCCTAAACGAGCTCAACAGGAAACTATCCAACGTCCTGCCCTACAAGCTCCACCTGGCCAATGCCCGCGAGATCGATTTTCTGGAAAAGAACGCCCGCTACATGACCAAGGAGCAGTTCGCCTCTCTGACGAACAACATCAAACACGACGGAGGCCTGACATCCCTGCCTCTGTGCTACCGGCAGGAAAACGGAAAGCTCCTCGTCCTTTCGGGAAACCACCGCCTGAAGGCCGCCATCGAAGCGGGCTATTCCGAGTTTCTTGTTCTTTTGATCGATAACCCCCTGACCCGGGACCAGCAGATCGCCATTCAGCTTTCCCACAACGCCCTCCAGGGAAAGGACGACGAGCAGATCCTGAAGGAGTTGTGGACGGAGATCATGGACCTGGAGTCCTCCATCTATTCCGGACTGTCCACGGAACTGATCGAGAAGCTCCAGGGAACCGACTTCATCGCCATCTCGGAGCAGCGTCCCCTGTACAAGGAGATCTCCCTGCTCTTTCTGCCCGAAGAAATCGAAGAGTTCACCGCCATCTGCGACGGCATCCTCGAGCTCGTAAAAAGCAAGACCGTCTTCGCCGGCCGGATCACGGAGTACGACGCCATCCTGGAGGGGATGATCGCCGTCAAGCAGAACCAGAAGATCATCAACTCCACGATCGCCTTTTTCGCCCTGGCCCAAGCCGTCCGGCAGTATCTCGAAGGAACGGCGGAGTCCCTCCAGGAAGCGATTGACGAAGGGGTTCACGATACGGTCCTGTTCACCCTGGGCAGCACCCGGCGCCGCATCCAAAAGGAAACGGCGAAGGCCCTGCGGAAGATGCTCAAGGAGAAATCCGAAAAAGAAGGCATGGACCTGGACGCCGCCCTTCTGGCGCTGTTGGAAAATTCGAACGGCAAGAACTGAAAGTTAGATCCCACCCAGACATTCATCCGCGTTTTTCCCTTGTCAGGACATGTCTCCCTTACTAAAAAATATATTGTAACTATGCGTAATCGTTCACTTTTTAGTTGACTTTCGAGCGTAAATAAGTATAATATTTCCATCATCAAAGAATACTAAATACCCGCCGCAAACGGGGAAAAACGGGAGGTTGAAAATCATGATGCACCACTTGAACAAAACGGCCGGCAGGATCCTGGACACCCTGGTCCAGGGAATCGAAGAGGGCGGACACAGGAAGATCGACAACGCCAAGAGCAGATCCATCATGCCCGTCGATGTGGAAATGATCGAGAGCACCCCTTACGGTAACATCTTTTCGGTCACGCATTTCTACAGGCAGAACGGCGATATGATGCACGATCCGGACATGACCTTCTGGAAGACGGTAAACGGGGACTATTATCCTCTGAGCTATCAGCAGGACAACCTCGGGATCTATCAGAACGTCATCGCGGAAAGGGATTCTGACGGGCGCATCAAGCGGTATTATCCCAGGCTGTCGGCGGAACTGGCCAACTTCGCCAATTCATGGATGAGAAACATCAAGGAGCAGCAGGGACTATAGGGAAACAAACTTCCGCCTCCGAGCCGCAAACCCGCAGGCGGAACCATCAAAAACGAGAGGGCGAAATGGAAAATCAACAGTTCAGACTGGAGCCTCCGGCTCCAGGAAAAAGGTATGTCCGATATGCATACAGTCTCAAAATCTCCAGGGTGCGGGAAAAGGACTTTCCCTATCAAGGACAGTCGATCACCGGAACCGAGGATCTCGTGAAGTTCTGCCGGTCCCTGGAAAATTGCGATATTGAAAAGATGGTCACCATATATATGAACGGCCAGAACATCGTTGTCGGAATCCACTCCGTAACGGGGACCGTAAATCACGCCACCGTGTATCCCCGGGAAATCTTCAAGAACGCCTTTCTGTTCGGGGCGTCCGCCATCATCCTGGTCCACAATCACCCGTCGGGATACATGAAGCCTTCCAGTGCGGATATCGAATTGACGAAGACAATCAATTCCGGGGCAAAAATCCTGGATATTCTCGTCCATGACCATCTGATCATCGGGGAAGGCGGATTCTTCAGCATGAGAGAGGAAGGTCTGCTGGAATTCAACTGAGCAAAAAAAACGCCCTCCGGAGCCGCAAACTCCAGGAGGGCACAATCAAAAACGAGAGGAGATTTTAGTAGCATGAGCGTAAATGAAAGGCAAGCGTTAACGTCGAGGGAGGCTATGGAGACTCTGAAGCTCTCCCTGATCTATCCGAATCCGAACCAGCCCCGGAAGCATTTCGATCCCGGGAAGCTGGCGGAACTGGCGCAGTCCATCTCGGCCAGCGGCCTGATGGAGCCGCTCATCGTGGTAAGGCGGGAAGACCGCTACATGATCATCGCCGGGGAAAGACGCTGGAGGGCCTGCAACCTGGCCGGCGTCGAGGAGGTTCCCGTCCGGATCCTCGATGCCGACGACCGGAAGATCGCCGAGCTTTCCCTCCTGGAGAATCTTCAGCGCGAGGACCTCAACGTGGTCGAGGAGGCCATGGCCTATCAGGGACTTATTGCCATGGGCATGACGATGGAGGAAATCGCCGCCAAGATGGGAATCAAGCAGATCTGGCGGATTCAGGAGCGCCTGAACCTCCTGAAACTGGACCGGGTCTTTCAGGATTACACGGTCAAGGGAATCCTTTCCCCCTCACAGGCCCAGGAGCTCAGCCGGCTGCCGAAGAGTCAGCAGGGCATCGTCTTCGACAAGATTGCCTCCGGGAAGGCGAATTCCTACAACAAGCTTCGCTCCCTGGTCAACGCGATGCTCTTCGTGGTCGAGCAGACGAGTTTCCTTCCGGAGCCCACGGAAGAGGAGAAGAAGATGAACAGAAAGTACGACGTCATGATCGAACGGCTGGCGACCTTCATCAACCGGTCCTTCAACCGGGACGATCTCACCGTCCTTGCTTCGATCCTGACCCCCAAGGCGCGGATCAATCTCGAACGAATCGACTCCATCATTTATTGTCTCAACAAAATCAAGAAGGCCCTTCTCCAGGCGGAAAGCACCCGGGAAGTGTACGAACAAAAATCCATGGAGGTTCATTGATGAAGACTTCTTATTTTTCAGCAACGGGGATCGCCAAGGACCCGGATGCCGTATCCATCGCCCGTTATGCTCCCCGCTGGTGGGGACCCGGGCGCCGCTATATCGCCCTTGCCCCTTCGGCGGATCTGCTCCGACGAGCGAAAGCGGGGCTATCCTGGGAGGATTACGTCCGCGAATACAATCAGTACCTGGAGGCCCTGGACCCCCAGAAGATATGGGAGGACCTCAAGGACAAAACGCTTTGCTGTTATGAGCGAACGGGTGAAAACTGCCATAGGCACCTGGTGGCCGCCTGGCTGGAAAGAGAACTGGGAGTGACTGTACCGGAACAATGATCTGCCGAGTATATCGGTTCAAAAAGAAAGCCCCGACAGGGGCTTTCTTTTTGAACTTGTCGAATTCGCTTTCATCTACCTTATCAATAGATTACCGTAGCTGGTCGTGTCGCAGATTAACAAAGGAAAGGTGCAAAACGTGGGTCAGCTACGAGGCCGTTCTGTGGCCGAGTTAGCTGCACCCGTTCATTAGGCTTTCACCTCATAATTTCGTCAAGCGCAGGCATGAGTGCGAAAAATTGATCACATTTTGCCTTAATATCGGCAATATCCTTGGCTCGAAATACCTCGGTATGAAGTTTCTCACATTTCTGCGTCACACAATCGATAGCGGTCTTCTCCCAAAGTACATGGCAGGGCCAGGTCTCAACGACAACCGAAAAAGGAGCGGAGCATCGATGTTGTCGAAGCCTTTCAGCCATATTTGAAGCAAAACCAACTTTGAACCGACCAGGGTCATGATCTGGCTCTAATTCGATAAGGTAGAATACACCTCGATCTATCTGCGAAGAGGCAAAAGGCGCGCCGTTCTCCGTCTTGCTCTGAGTATTGATTTGGCTGGCAATCAGATTGAAATCTGTTTCGGATATATAGACGATAGCTTGACCTCTATGAGCCGAATCCCTCTCCTTCGATGTGTTAACCCCAAGTCGCTTTACCATCCTGAACAGAGTTTGTTTCCTCATTCCGAGTTTATTGGCTGCATCAATCACAGAGATCCGATTATCGTTCATTGTCCGATTCCAAGCCTAAGCTGGCGCTCACCTGCTGCCGGTAGTGGGAGCGCAGCGGGCGGACTTTGTAGGCAGTCAGGTGCAGCGCTTTGTTATTGTGATGCTGCTGCAACATTAGAGCCTCATCCAACCGGTATTTCGAACGTTTCATCCTCCCTCCGTGGCGGGCACCAGTCTGGTAGCTGGTGCGTATTGCCAAGAAACCGATGAATCCGGCCAATGATTTCAAAGGTGAGGTCTACGGACCGTTGCACAGTCTCATGGCGCAACTCATACACACGGGAGAGCTTGTCGTAGCCGCCGAAACGCTCTACCGCGCCAAACGGAGACGCATGCACAATGGAGTCCCTGAACGGTTTGATAAGATTTCTGAATTCGGCTAATGGGTTCTCGTCCGGCGTCAGGGGTCCGGTATCTTGGCTCATTACGATGGCTGGCACCTTCACAAGCTTGTCAAGCAGACTCGCTTGCCCCTCAGTCAAAAGTTTTTGCTGTCTTTTCGAAAAGCTGGAGATATCGGTGGATTGTACGAATTCCCACGCTATACCATTGATATAGGCTTCGACGAGATTAAAGCAGGAGAGCAGACACATTCTTCTAAAGAAAGCGCCACGGCGGTGCAGATCAGCAACTGCGTTCCGCACATCGGACTTTTTCGCTTTCTTCCACGAAGTGCGGTTGTATTCCTTCACCGAGTTCTCTATTGTCACAACCTCGTTGTAAGAGATGGCGACGTCTTTGCTGAGATGCATCTCCGGATACTCGGTTTGCAAACCCCATGGAGAGAGACAAATAGTCGCGTGTTCGGGCGCGCCTCGCAGCACAGACTTTTTCGGGCGGCCAAACTGCGCTACAAAATCGGATAAGGCAAGGCGATAGATGCTTTTGTGCTGATACAGAGGCTTGTAGAGCTTCGCAAGATCATCTGGGTTGAGGTCGATGAAATTGCTCTGACAAAATTTTTTGACTTCAGCGCGCAAATACTGTCTGATGTGGGTGCGCTCGGCCCTGATTTCGACTCGGGTTTTGGTGGCATAACCCTCAGCAAAGATCGGCGCTAAGGGGCCATCTAATTCGCCAAGGAGAAGTCGGCCCACTTCTGCTGCTCGACGCATCTTCACGATTTCAGCAATCTCGGCCTCTCGTCCTTCCAGCCTTCTTCCGTGCATGGTCAGACTTACTCTCTTTCAGCACATAACGCCCGACTGAGCCGAGGCCCGGAGGGCCTTCTGCTACAGCCGATTGTTCCCGAGCACGAGTCAGCGCGCGAGGGAACAATATAATATACGAAGTTCGTTTTTTCCGACTTTTCGTTATCAACATACCACATGATAATTTTCCAAAAAAGTGAAATATTTCATAATTTCAAGTCGCTATTCATCAACAAGATTTCGGATATCATGGTAATAAAGACTAAGTAATAACTTTGTAATTTATGAGCCAATTTAACACTCTGATTGTCCCTTAAACAGGGCCTTTTCGTTTCTTCT